GGGTCCTATGGCGTCGCCGGCACTCGTCGATCCGGCGACGCCATAGGACCCCTGGACACCGAGACGTTCAGCGTACCCGGCTGCGCCACCGCCACCGCCGCCATAGGTGGTGCTCGCACCATCACCGCCACCACTGCCGCCACCGCCGCCACCGCCCCATCCGTAACCACCGATTCCGCCCTGTCCAACGGGGCCACCGTTCCCAGAGCCAAGGCCGGCGCCGCTCGAGCCAGTCACGAACGTTTCGCGACCTCCGCCGGCGCCGCCACCCCCGGGACCGGCGGTGCCGTTGCCTCCGGCCTTGCCCCATTTCGCGACCCCGGCGCCACCCACAGTGGTGCCGGTAGTTCCACCACCGCCGCCGCCGCCAGCGCAGTACCCGTTGCCTCCGGCACCGGCCTTCGTGGCAGAGCCTCCGGCGCCACCGTCACCTCCGCCAGCGCCAACATCGACACAGCCCTCGGCGCGTACGGTTGACGAGACGCTAGATATACCGCCACGGGCGCCAGCGGCACCGGCAGCGCCACCAGTCCCGCCTGCCCCAACGGTGACCAACAGACTTCCGCCGAGCTGAGCCGTGGAACCGCACCACCTGTCGACGGCGCCGCTTCCTCCGCCTCCGCCACCAGCTCCACCAGCGGACGCGAAGTAGCCACCGCCGCCGCCTCCGCCTCCGCCAACGACGATGATGTCGATCCAGCGCGCCCACGCCGGCTTGGTCCAAATCGCCGTGCCGGCCGTGGTGAACACGTCGATCTGCTTCGGTGGCACGTAGGCAGCAAGCGCCGCAGCCACCGCATCGACGTCCGCCTTGCGCGCTGCGCTGCCAGGAGCAGTCGGAGAGCCGAGGTTGGTGATCTCGTGATTCCCAGCGCTGGCCCCGATGGTCAGGATGTCGGAGAGGGTCCTGGAGTAGAGCCCGTTTGCCACCGCATCGACGTCCGCCTTGCGCGCTGCGCTGCCAGGAGCAGTCGGAGAGCCGAGGTTGGTGATCTCGTGATTCCCAGCGCTGGCCCCAACGGCCAGGATGTCAGCGAGAGCGCGACCCAGCAGCGTAGTGCGCAGCCACCGCGTGCGGGCCCCGAGCGCCTTCGCGGCCGCATTCAGAGGGCCGGACTCGCCGCCCAGCACCGGAGTCGTTGTCTCGATGCGGAGCAGCTCCTCGGGGAAATCGTTGCCTTCAGTCAGTGCAGCCATAGTCAGCTCTCAGCCACCAGGGAGTTGGAACGGAACACGCGGGTAGACGTCGCGTCGGTGACCTGCAGCACGTAGCGCAGGGACCGGCGCCCGAAGTAGTCGACGGTCGCCCACACCGTGTGGACGTCATCGGCGGTCACGTTGCGAGCGGTGACGAGTTGGACCAGGCAGACCGCCCAATGCGCATCCCCTCCACAGCGGAGCGGCTCCCCGGAGGCGAGGACGGAACCGTCACAGCACAGGTGCTGCAGCCCTTTGACGAGGGTCACCGTGTACCCGAGCGCCGACAGCGCATCGGTGAGACCTCCGACAGTGCCTCGCTGTGCGAGCATGGCGACGCCACTGGGCAACCCAGTACGCAGAGCCTGAGCCCCGAGCACCCGGCGCAACCCGAGGAACTCAGCGATGTGCAGCAGTGCCGCGTCGGGCGTGCTGGCAATGTCCCAGACGAGACACGCCTCCACGGGGATCGCTGCGAACCGCTCCTCGATGACCTGTGCGAACGCCTGACAGAAGGCGTCGCTGACTCCCTCTGAGGCGGCCACGGTCACGGCAGCGGCTCCTCGGTGAACCCCAGCAGGTTCACAGTCAGCGTCCCGAGCTCCGCGTACTCCGACGTGCCCACGGTCGGCAGTTCACTCTGCAGCTCCGCGTCGTAGACCTCGGCCACGTTGCACGCCGTATCGAGCACGCGAGCGCCAATGACCTGGTAGCCCAGCTTGCGCCCGCGCCGCTGCAGGTAGTCCAGCACCCCACTCTTGACGTCATCCAGCGCGAGCTGGGGCGTCCGCGGTTCCTGTGGCCTGTAGAGCCACACGCCCAGCACCAGGTCATAGGTCACTGGAGTGCCACCCACGACCTCAATGGTGTCGTTCAGCGGCACCGACGTCTTGCCGGACAGGGCGGTCGCCACCTGTGCCAACAGCGCCTCGGAGGCCACGCCCTCTGCCGCACGGATGGTGGTACGCACGACACCATCCCCACCATTGGAAGCCTTCGCGTCGATGATGGCGCTCGACGCGCGACGCGCGAGCGCCTCATAGGCGTCACTCGGTCCAGCGCCACTCAGTACCGACAGCACCTGAGGCACTCGCTCGCGCATCGCCTCGGTGTCCTCGGTGACCGTGCCACCTGCTGTGGTGTCGGTATTGACCACCGTCACCTGGAAGTCGAGGGGTGAAACGATCTCGCTCACCTGCCCCGCGAGGTAGCCATTGCCTCCGGTGCCTGTGGCGGTCGCGGTGCCCTGGGTTGTCGCGGCGAGCTCCCCGGCTGGGATGCTCACGTCAGCGTCCAGCGCGAACACGACCCGCCCATCCTTGCTGCGCACCTCGAAGCCCTCGGGGATCACGCTGACCTGAGCACGGGGGGCAGCGAGCGTCACTGAGAAGGGCGCCACGGCAGGAGTTGCCGCGATGCGGCGCTCACCCAGGAGCGCAGCAAGGTGGTCGATCATCGGGTAGCGGGCGTACGCCCACAGGTTCTGAAGACACGCCTCCTGGATGGCGATACGCACGAGGCTCTCGCGGTACGCGAGCAGCTCGCACAGGTTGCGCTCGGTGCTCACCGGAGGAAGAGGCGCACCTAATAGCTCCTCGAGGCGCGCCACGATGGCCGTGCGGATCGCGTTGACATCCCGGTCGATGAAACTGGGGACAGGTAGGTTACTACTCACTGCACCCTCACTGTGCTGACTCGCGACTGCTGTGAGCCGGCAGGGCGCCAGGACAGCTCAAGCTCGATCCAGGAATCCCCGGTGCTCGACACGGTCACCGCGAGCAGCTCGATGCGCGGGTCGACCGCGACCGCCTGCTGAGCAAGCAGGGGAGCCTTGGCACGCACCACGTCGATGGGCTCGTCGATGAGCTCGAAGAGCAGACTCCCCTTCGTCGGGCTTAGCGGCACCGATCTGCGACGCACGCCAACAAGCAGGCAGAGCGCCTGCTCGAGCTCATCGTCTCCGGTAACGACGCCGCCGATGCTGCCGAGTTTGCGTTGCTGCGCCACGTCAGGCAGTGTGGAGGCTGCCGTGCGCGGTGGGCACTGCGGCACAGTGCCACGGGTCATGAGCTTTTCACCTGCTGAGAGCCCACATCCCCCACCGCGTAGAGCACCGCGACAGGTCCGCCCGTCACGCCGGTCACTGGAGCGCCAGGGGCAGCACTGACCAGCAGGGGACCAGCCTGGTGCTGGTGGGCAGAGTAGTCGTCCACGAACGCCTGCAGCTCCTCGGCGACCTTGGTGGCCAGCGCCACGGCACTGCCGGACCCGCAGAGCTCCAGCGTGCCGCCAGCGGGGATCGCGACCGTCAGTTTGTGCGACTCTCTGTCGTACGCAACCCGTGCCCCGTCGGCAAACTCCACCACGCGCAGCGACTCCCTGTCAGCGGGCGGCGCGTCGGTCTCTGAGTAGACGCAACCGAGCACGCACCCGTCCTCGAGGCGCTCGTCGAGCAGGCACGCCACCTGGTTCCCCTTCACGGGCATCCAGTAGTCCTGATCCCCGTGCGTCGAGCGCTGCAGCACATCGAGCCACCCACTGATGAGGTCCTGGTGCTGAGGGAACCTCACGCGGGCACGGCCAGAGCGAGCGTCGACCTCATCGATGATGCCATGCCTATACACAGGTCACCTCCACACTGGTGTCGTATCCACTGCGAGATTCCTTATGGCGAGCCGTCTGCACCAAGTACTTGCCACTCACCCGCCCCATGCCCTGCAGATCGATGGTGGTGCCGCTCACCAGCGACGGCTCACCCTCGAGGTCCAGAGTGCCTGTCACTCGCAGCCGGTTGGCTGCTAGCAGTGCGGCCCGAGCAACGGCCTCCGCCTGCTCGACGGATTCAACGCGGGCATCCTTGCGCAGCACGCGACCGCTCGACTCGATGCGCACGCCTGACCCAGAGCTCGCCGCTGCGCTCCCGTAGCCCGCCTCGCGTGCCAGGCGGATCGTCTCCGGTCCGACCACTCCGTCCGGGTTGGTGCCAAGTGTGCCCTGCTCAGCGATGGTGCCGCGCCGTGTCTTCCCGCCGAACTTGCCGTCAGGCTCGCCGACGTCCTTGCCCTGGCCGATGACCCAGGTCTGCCACGAGGCCACATCCTCACCCTGAGTGCCCTGTCGTAGTGTCCTCGTCGGGATGATGACGTTGGCGGCAGACGGGTCCGCCAGGTTGATGATGGTCGCCTTGCGAGCGTGGGCCGCCTCCACGCGAGCCGTGCGCAGAGCCTTGGTCGCGGCGTCGAAGTAGCTCACCTCGCACGCCACGTACGTCTCCTGAGTGGATCCGCTCAGGTCGTACCCCTTGAGGTCGGTCCTGTGGATGGTCGCCACCGGATCGGAGTCCTCGAGCGCGACCAGGGGATAGAAGACGAGGTAGGGCAGCCGGATACTGAACGCATAGCCGTAGGTCTCAGCCAGGCGCCGCAGGAACGCGAGATTGGTTTCGGCCGCCTGCGTGACACGGACGAGACTCAGCGAGGCGATCTCTCCGCACACCTGCAGCTCGAGCTCAGCAGCCACCCGCTCGACGAGCTCCTTGAGCGTCAGCCGCTCGAACGCTCGACTCTGGACCGTGCGCAGCGCCGAGGTCTTCGGCACTGCCAGCGCGCCGATGCTGACGGTGTCCGGCTTGCCTCGCAGCGTCACATCGTCGACCTTGAAGGTGCCGGCATTGAGGAGCGGAGCGCCTTGGTAGCCGATCCTCGCGGTGATGGTGTCGCCCGCCGAGGGCCACCAGCCCTCGCGCCAGCGCCCGTCGCGATCGGATACCGTCAACTGCAGCTCGTCGCTCTTGCCCGAGACGTTGTCGACGTACTCGACGCCAGTGACCATCGAGGCAATCTCGTCCGAGATGTCCTTGGCCTCATAGGTGACGAGCCACAGCGGCTTCATGCTACCTCTTCCAAGGGGGCAACGCGGCGGTGGCGGTCGCCTCGCGAATGGGGATCAGGAGCCGCTGTCCGCCCTCGAGCGTCGGGCGGATGGGCACCGATGGGTTGGCAGCGATGATGGGCTCATAGGCAGTGGCGTCGCCGTACATCTCGTAAGCGATGGCGTCCCAGCGATCGCCGTCACGGGTCACGTAGGTCACAAACTCGCTCATCGTCGCACCACCTGTGAGGGGGAAACGGTCGCTGGGTCCGCCTCCGTCTGCTCAGTGCGAGGCACCACCACCTCGGGGACGGCATAGGCAGCCACCCCAGCCGGCCGCTTCAGTTCGACCTCGTCACCCGGTTCAGAGAGGGTCACGTCGCAGGTCATCGCGATGACCTGGCCCCCTGGCAGCGTCCACGTGAAGCGGTACGGAAGGGCGGTGATGACGTAGGTCCCCCAGTAGCTGCCGGCGTCCGTCCACACCTGAAAGGGCTCTGCCGCTGCCATGAGTTGCTGCAGAGCCGTGAGCGTGGGGCGCGGCGCGATGAAACTCGCGTGCAGGTAGAGCGGCAGGGTCAGACTCTTGGCGTCGGGGCCCATCCACTGCGACCGCGGTTTGCCCTCGATGACATCGTGACGTGCCCACGTGGCCCCGTCGGTGCCTGACACCTCGCGGATGGCCAGGGCAGGCAGCACGATGGCGTCCCCGAGGTGCAGCATCAGCCGAGCTCCGTGCGCGCCACTCGCGCCTGATGGGTGGCCACAGCCCGAGCCAGACTCCGGGCGTTGGATGGGTCACGGATCCAGGCCTCGAGCTCCTCGACGGCGCCGCGACTGCCATCCCCGAGCTGCAGGGTGGTGTTGTACACCGTGGAGCCGCCCCCGCCTCCGACGGGAGCCATGTCGCGGCTGGTGGCGTATGCGGGGATCGGAGCCAGTTGTGGCATCGGGGTCGCGGTGACCGCTGTCAGCGCCGCAGCAGTCGCGCCACGCATGGCCGCCACCAGGGGAGCCGGGCGCACTGCCGAGGCCATCGTCTCCACCAGCTTGACGCGGTGCAGGTCGCGCAGCGGGCCCTCCTTCGCAGGGCTGAACGGCAGGTGGTTGCGGATGCGCTGCACGACGCCCTTGATCGCCTCGATGGGACCGTTGGCGGCGTTGAGAATGCCCTGTGTCAGGGTGTTGAGGATGTTGCTGCCAGCATCGATGAGCGAGAAGCCGAACAGCCACTGCGTCACCGCATCCAGCGCCTTCACGACCCAGGTGATGGGCTGAAACTTCATGAACAGCCCGAGCACCCCCATGATGCCGCCGTCAAATGCGCCCTGGATGCTGCCCCAAATGCCACCGACGAACCCGACCACGCCCTGCCAGGCACCATAGAACGCATCCTTGATGCCGCCCCACAGCCCAGCGAACCACCGCACGGCCCCCTGCCACGCCGCAACGATTGCCTGCCACGCAGCCGCGAAGGCGTCCTTGATGCCGGCCCACAGCCTCACGAAGAAGGCAGAGATCGGCTTCCAGTAGACGATGATGAGCGCCGCCGCTGCCACCACCGCGAGCACGATCCAGGTGATGGGATTGGCGAGCAGCGCCGCCGTCCAGGCCCAGCTCGCCGCCGCTGCCGCACCAATGCCACCGGCCGCCGCAATGGCTGACGCTGCGAAGCCTACCGCAGCCGATGCTGCAGAGATGATGGGGGCCACGACCGATGTGGCACCCACGGTGAGCACAGCCAGGGTGGCGGCCATCGCAGCGAGCTGCGGGTGGGCGGCCACGAAGCGACTCATGGGCTCCACGACGCGCAGCAGCTCAGGCGCCAGCGCGGTCGCGGCGGACATGACACCAGTACCGAGGGTGACCTTCACGGCGTTGAGCTGGTTGTCGAGCCGCGCCAGTTGCCCGGTCATCGTGCCCTCGGCAGCCGCCTGCGCCGCTGCAGAGGCACCTGCGCTGGAGCCAATGAGCGTCCACTGCTTCGACAGCTTGTCGGTCTGACCGAGTAGTGTCGAGACGTCACGCCAGGTCGAGCCGAAGGCCTGCTGCATCGCGGCCAGCGTGGCGGGTGACGCGGCCTTGAGGTCACCGTACTTGGCCGTGACAGCCTGCAGTGACGCCAGCAGGTCGAGGCCCCCGTCGGCGGTGCGCACCAGCTCGACGCCGAGCGGCTTGGCCGCCGCCTGCATGCCGGTGATGGCATTGGCCACAGCCATGCCACCCTCGCCACCCTTGATGCCCGCCGCACCGAAGGCCCCGAGCGCTCCGACGAGTTGCGTGACGGGGACCCTCGCGTCGCGAGCAGCGGCCGCCGCGTCCTTGAGCGGATCGCTGAGCTCGGCGACGCTGAACGAGTCGCCGTAGACCTGTCTCGTGCGGGTCAGCACATCCGCCAAGCGCCCCAGCTCCGAGCTCCAGTCAGCGGTCTTGTCGCCGGCGGCCTGGTACAGCACGTTGAGGGCGGAGGCGGCGCCCTTGGCCTCGCTGCTGGTCGCCGTGGCGAGCTGCAGCGCGATGGCGGTGCCTTGGATGGCCTGAGCCTGGCTCTGGCCCGCGCGCATCATGTCGGTGGTGACGCGCACGTACTCGGCGGCACTGGCAGCGTGCTGCTGGGAATACGCCTGCGCCGCCGCCTGCACCTGCTGCAGCGTGGCAGCCGCGTCGCTTCCCATCATGGCGGCGACGGGGCTGAGCTCGAGCAGCGCCTCCTGCACCTGGGCAGCCGGGGCGATGAGGGAGGCCAATGCCGCTCGACCGCGGTCGGCGAAGTCCTGGATGTTCTCCCGCGAGTCGTGCATCGACTGGCTGAGAGACTGCAGCTTGGCGCTAGCCTCAGCCGTCGATGCAAAGGCCAGCTTGACCGCCTTCAGCGGGGCCGAGGCCTTATCGATGACCGACAGCAGCAGTGCAAACTTCAGATCACCGGCCACGACTGCTTCGCTCCTTGGCTCGCTCCACTTCGGCGGCTCGGTCCTCGCAGTACTCGACCCACGAGTCCCACAGGAACAGCAACTCCTCCTCGCTGGCCGCCAGCAGCTCGGAGTAAGGCACCTGACCGTCCACTCGCAGGATGGTCAGGTGCTTGCTGCTCAGGAGCCTTTTCCCGTGAGGTGCTGCATCAGGACGAGGATATCGGCGTCGTCGAGCTCCTCGGCATCCTCGATGGTCAAGTCCTCGCCGTCGATGCGCACCTTGACCGCGATCATAGCCAGCACCCAGGTCATCGAGCCCGTCGGCACACCGTGTCCGGTGAGACGCTCGGCCTTCTGCAGGGTCTTGCCTGTCCCGCGGCGCAGCACCGAGGCCACCTTGCCGCTCGGCAGAGTCACCTCGAAGCGGTCGAGGTCTGTCGTGGTGGATTCAGGGGCGCTCACGGCGCCGGTGGTGAGGGCAGTCTTGCTGGTCTTTGGTGCCATGGGTCATCAGCCTCCGAGGTTCTTGCGGTAGGTCTCGAGCACGTCCTTGCCGGCGACCTTCCAGATGTTGTTATGCACGTCGAGTTCGACGACCTCCTTGCCGCCCACGGTGAGCTTGATGTACGTCGTGGGCAGCTCGTCCTCACTCTCCTGCTTGCCTCCTGGGCTCATCGCCCCGAGGGGCGTCTTCTTCCACGAGACGGTCAGCAGGCACTCGACGGCCTTCTCCTCGATGCGCCCGCCGGGCCCGTAGGTCTCCAGGCTCGCGCGCACCTGCAGCTTGTGGCTGACGAACGGGTTGAGCGACATGCCCAGCACGTCTGGGTAAAACCCGTTCCACTTGATTTTGGTTACCAGCGCCTCGAGGCCCGTCGGCACCTCGACCGAGCCGATCATGCCGAGTCCACGCAGGGCCTCGGTGGCCACCGACACGTCGGGGAGCGTGACGGTCGCGGCACGACCCAGCAGGTCGTTGGTGCCGTCGAGATAGACGCGGGCGTTGAGAATCTGAGAGATGTTCACGTTCAGCTCCCGAGCAGCGTGGTGTCGAGCACCGACTTGAAGGTCATCCGCTCACAGGGCGGCGGAGGACAGAAGGTCTTGGTGAGGGTGACGTGTCCCGCGGCCAGCTCGCTCGCCGGGTTGTCCTCCGGGAAGTACTCGACGCGCGACCCGGGATAGAGCGCCTTGCGAGTGATGAGCGTGCGGATGAACTCGTTGACGTCCGCGAGCACCGCCGTGATGAGCACGTCGGTGATGGGCCCGTCGATGTGCTCGAGCGCAGCGAGCTCGATCGACTCGTCGACCATGTCCACGGTGCGCTGCACCGACATGAAGGTCAGAATGTCACTCGAGCCGGGGAAGCTCGAGGCGCGGTTGCCCCACGTGCGGATGCCAGCCCCGTTGCCAGTGAAGACCGTGACCACCCCAGCGGCATTGAGCTGGTTGACGTCACAGGTGTCGTCGTTCACGGCGGCCGACAGGGGCGTCTCGATGCCGGTCACCCCAACGATCTGCTTGTTGGACGGGCTGTGCCAGTACCCACGCTCAGCGTCGGTGCGAGCGATGACGCCAGCGAGGAACGCGGAGTAGGCGCCGAGCTGGGTGGAGTCGGTGACTCGGTCGTAGACCTTGAGATGGGGGAACAGGTAGTAGACGCGATGGTCTGCCAGGCGCAGCTCGAGGGTACCCTCGGTGCCGCGACCCTCGATGACCTGGTCACGGGTCGCGCCGATGGGCGCGTCACACAACGCCACGGCGCGCGTCTTCTTCTGCTGTGCCAGCGTCTGCAGGGCAGCCTGCACGGCTGCCGCTGACGAGAAGCCGGGCGCAATCAGGATCTTCGGGCCAAACCCGAGCAGGGGCCTGGCGTCCAGCCACGCCTGCATGCCGGTGCGCACACCCTCCTCGGTGATGGTGCCGATGAGCTGGTCGGTGGTCACCGTCTCGGGGGTGGCGTAGCGGTAAGCTACGTTGGCCTTGGTGGCGCTGGCGAGCGCACCTCCGGCCACGACCTTGATGACACCCGTCTGCCGGTCGATGGTATAGTCGGTACCCTCCACCAGCGCGTTGCCCGTGCCACCCATGACCTTGACCGTCGCGCTGATGACGTCGTCGTGGGTCAGCGTGATGGCACCCGAGGTGATGGTGAGGTCCGCAGCCACCACATCGGTGCCGTGCACCGTAGGGTCGAAGACGTTGACCACGACCACCGTGCCGTAGCCCTGCGCCTGGATCGCCGCCAGCGCCGCAGGGATGCTGTACCCCGACACGGTGGCGGCCGAACCAAACTGGACGTTGTCCCGGTCGGTGTACACAGCCACGGGGCGGTTGGCCGCCGCAGGGTTGAGCGCATGATGGGTCGGCGCGGTGCCGACCAGCCCAACGATGGCAGACTTCACCTGCTGGATGGCGCGCGGACCATTGGACAGCAGGAGCGTCTCGACGCCGTGCAGGAATGTGGTCATCGGTCGTCCTTCTTGGAGGCCTTCGCCTCGGTCTTGGGTGACGGTTGTGCATCGACGGCGGGAGCGGCGGGCGCCACCTCGCACCGAGTGAGGACCCCCCGTGCCACCAGCGTGCGCACGTAGGGGTCGGTCTCCGGCAGCTCGTAGGCGCGACCGGAGACGAAGGTGACGGACAGCCCGCTCTTGAGCGATACGCTGCTGACGGGACCTCGGTAGGTGAACTTGGTCATGGATGCTCTACTGTCGAAATGCCTTTGAGCGGCGGCCCTGACAGCGTCAGTATCTCCGCTGCGCAAGTGGTCGCACCGCGGTACAGGGCCACGAAGCGGTAGACTCCCTGGACCTCGTCAACGAACCGCTCCGACAGCGGCCGCAGTGCACGGGTGCCGAACGGCGCCCCGTCGGCACAGAGTGGCCTCCAGCCCATGAGCGCCCTGCGGATGTCCTCGAGCGCCGAGGCGATGCTCAGGTCGCCGTGTAGCGAGCGGCACAGGATGGTGACGCCCATGTCGATCTCGCGAGTCATGCTCACCGGGTCGAGCGACTCCGGCTCTCCGTAGGTGGAGGCCTCGAACCCCACGAGTAGCGTCTGGCTCTGGTGCGCCCATCCGTAGCGGTCTGGGGCATCGGGGAAGTCGTCGACGTCCCAGCCCGGGAGCTGGTCCTTGAGCCGCGCCACCATGGCCTTGGCGAGCCGGTTGATCATCGGGAAGCCTCCCCGAGGCGCTCATCAATGATCGCGATGATCTCCTTGCGCCCAGCCTCACTGACACCGAGGTAGGGGCGCGCCGGAATCTTCACCCGGCGCCCTCGCCCAGCGTTGCCACCTAGCTGGTGGATGCGGCCATAGGTGCGAGTGACGCCGACGGATACGCTGACGCCCGTGCGCACCTGATGGGTCACGGAGTCATAAAGGTCGCCCTGGTCGCGCAGGATGCGGGCCGTGCCCTTCTTGCCGGTGCGACCGCGCTTGGCCTTGGTGGCGTCAGCGAGCTCCTGCCACTTCTTGCCGTCAGGATCCTCTTCTGCCTCGAAGCGCATCTGCGTCTCGGTGACCAGCATCGAGCCGATCTCATCGAGCACCGGATCGAGACGCACGAACGTCTTTGCCAGCCGCGCAAGGTGCTCGCTGACCCCATCGTCGACCCCCACGGTCGTGCTGACGCCCGCCACCTCACCCATCAGGGCACAAGCCCTCGAAGGTTGCGGCGGTTGAACGTGCTCGGCGGCGCGTCGTAGCTCACCCCGAGTGGAGGGGTGGCATTCTGGGCTGACACCTCCGCCAGGATGTCCTTGTAGAAGGCGATGGTGTCCGTGTACCCGTTGCGGATGCTCTCGAACTCCTTGCCAGGGCGCCCCTGGCTGAGCAGGTAGGTGGCCACCTTGATGGCGTGCACGCGCAGGGTGGCAGCGTCCGGGTGACGCCCCGCCGGGATGCGGGCCAGGTAGCCCTGCAGCTCGGCGGTGGCGTCGGTGAGCGCAGACGACACCCGGACCGTGTCGACGGCGGTGCCGTTCGCCGAGGTGAGCTGAGCCACGAAGCGCTCGTCGAAGCGCCCCAGGAACTGCTCGACCGTGGCGAACGGCTCAGGCAATGGCGTTCTCCCAGAAGTGAGCCGCGAGCGGAGCCACGATGAGCTCCTTGACCGACTCGCCCGAGCGCACCTCGGTGCCGCCATAGAGACCCATGTCGACCTCCTTGGAGCCCGCCACGCGAGTGCCGAACTGCGCCGTGAACCCGAAGGTGATGCCTCCGGAGGTGTCCGCGGTCCGGTCGGTGTACACGGCCAGGGCATGCTTGCCCCAGACCCGCACGAGCTGAGCCGCCTTGCCCGGCTTGGCGTTGTTGACGCGACCCTCGCCGACGAGCACCTCAACGAGACCGAGCAGCTCGGCAACCTTCTCGCGCGTGGCGACGCCCGACGTGCCGGAATTGCCCAGGCACGCGGAGACCACCAGCGGGTGGGTACTCAGGGTGCGCCACACCTCCTGGCCGAGGATGAGTCGGTTGGGGCGCATGTAGGCTGCATCGAGGCCAGTCAGGATTGCGCGAATGGGGTCGACGTCCGCCTTGTTCCACTGCGTGGCCGTCACCAGGGTGGTCTTGTTGACCCCCGTGGTGTACTTGGCTGGGTCGAACACCAGCTTTGCCACCCGGATCTCCCGATCGAGCAGCACGGCGTTGGTGGCTCGCTCGGTGGCTCGCTCCTTCGGGTCGCACCCAGCGGGAGCCTCCGAGATGTCAGAGGCGGTCAACGGAACGGCGATGCCGAAGTCCTCGACCTCGGAGGGCTTGCGCTCCCCGGAGACGTCGACCTTCTGCATCACGCTGCGCTCTCCGACCCGAGTGTCGGGCACGGTGTACATCTCAGCAGCCGGGTACTCGATGTAGCCGAAACTCCGCTTGCCGACCGGCACTCGAGGCAACACCGCGTCGGCGATGAGCGACAGGTCGGGGTTCTTGTAGGCGATCGCGATCGACGTCAGGTGCGTGTCGCGAGGAAAAGCCTTGTCTGCTCCCATGATGGTCTCTCGTGGTTCTGGGTAGGGTTACGAAACAGCGATTGGGTGAAGGTGATGAGGGCGCTCAGTCGCGCCTCAGCCAGCCGCCGCGGTGGCGACCTCGGCGAGAGCAGCCTCGACGTTGGTGGCAGTCAGCAGGCCGCCGGCGTCAGCGACGGACACGGAGGCGGCAGCCAGGGTGGTGGTGGCCATGACACCGGGGCTGAGCAGCACCGAGCCGATGGTGCCCTCGTCGCCGTCCTCCCAGGCGACGCCGATGATGCGCTGCCCGTTGACGGTCGCCGCGATGGCTCGCCCGTCCGAGTCGGCCGTGAGGGGATTGCCACGCACCACGCTTCCGCCGTACTCGACCTCGGCCAGACCCAGGACGCACGCGTCGAAGCGCTCGCCGCTGGCCGCTGCCATCGGTCCGTTCACACCGAGCAGCGCGTCGCTCGCAGCGTCAGCCTGCACGTCGGTCTTCTCGTCGGCTCCCCGGGTGACGATGCGGTAGGCAGCGATGGCACCGCCGGCGGTGCGGTTCAGGGTGAGGATGGGCATTCGAGACATGGGTCAGCGGGCTCCTTGCTTGACGAGGCGCACGGCCTCAGAGGTGGAGATGCGGTTGCCCTTGGCCGCTTCGGACGCCT